GTTGGTTCTATCAGCAAAACCCTACCGTAAGTGCTCAAATGGTGTGGTAACCCAGTGGATTTACCAGAACCCACAGCTCCTCGAATCAAAAAGTCGCGCTCAGATGAGATTGATATATCACTAGCGACTTTAGCTGCTGTTGCTCTTGTGAATTCCATAAACCTCCCCTCTGTTCTATAGTGTGGTATTGTGAAACCCCGAGCAACTTGCTCATCCCACCAGTTTTCAAAGGTGATCTCAGTTGTTAGATTCTTCCTTTGGACACTATCATTCAATTCAAAATCAACAACGAAATTCTTCTCATCCATTGTATTCACAAAATCATCCAAAGACTGATGTCTAACTTCTGAACCTAGTGAGCACACAACACCCTTAAACTTGTTCAAAGTTTTGAATACACAATCACTCCTTTCAGAATCAAAAAGCATTATTGCCAGTGTAACAAATGCTATTATGTGTTCAACTTTCTTGAGATCTTCAGTTGATCTTTGGTGGATGACCTGTTTTTCATCATATGAGTCCTTAATGAATTCTAGCATTGCAGGATTAATCTTAGCCACATATGAGCAGTACTCGTCCCAGGTTGGTTTTTCTCCCAACTTCCGCTCTAGTGCGGTGTATAACTCATGGCAAGTGTCTTCTTTCCTATACAATTCTAATGCTGCTGCATGTTCGCGTGAAATGCGATTATCAATTATTATCCTATTCGCAGCATGTGTTATATTTAGAAGCGCTCCCAATACGAATAAACTACTAAGCAGTACTTTCGCGCTAGGAAACTTGCGCATTAGTGATCCTACAAAGTAGGTTGAAATACCCAAACACCTTGCGTCAATGAAACTCTTAGTTCCTTGCTTGGTGCGCACTGCACCTGCTTTCATGTGGGAGAAAACCTTTCCCATAAATGGTTTCGGTGATAAACTGGATATTGCGCTGGCAACGGGCGAACTTCTGCTTTTGATATTTGACCGCAAACGAGTCTTTCGCTTTCTTGAGGACCAATAGTAGCGAAATTT